CATTCTAGCAACTTCCCTCCATGTAAACAGAAGTGATAGATCTATCTTCTGCTTCTCTCCTTCAGAGAATGAAGCATAACTAAAATCATCTCTAAATCTACTCTTTAACTTCTCATTAAACTCCTCATCTAGTGTAAAGTTAACAAAGAAATCCATACTGTTCAGATATTTATTGATTAACTTGTTAAAAATTGGCACATACTTTTTAATGATCTGACTTTTTATACCACTATCTTTCAACAACTGAGATATAACTTGGAACTCATCCAACTTTTTATTAACATGAGCACAACTTTTCATAGTCTCTTCTAAACTCATTTGAAACTCTACCAGAGAAGACTGTTCTTTGTCAATATTGGGTGTGACAGTTTTTAATTTGTTTATTTCTTTTTCTCTTCTAAGATTCTCTCTTTGCAATCTCAAGATCTCACGTTCTATTGCAGATATATCTGTTCTCATATCATGGCACCTCATTGATATATTATCTGCCTCTTCTATCTCATCCATCAATGAACTTATATCTACCTTAAGATTGTTTAGATTTTTTGCTATTGACTCACCAGTTTCTTCTAATGATTTTATTTTCTTATTCTTAAATGTCTTTTTAATATCTTGTGTACAGGTAGGACATACATCATTAGTACTTAAAAATTTGATTTCTTTTTTAGCACTCCTCAACTCAGAGTTCAAAGAACCTTGATCTAGTTTTAAATCATCTAGTGTACTTCTCTGTGATCCTGTATCTCTCATTTGCTTTTCGAGATTTGACAAGTTAAGTTTATTGAGTTTCAACTCTTTTTCTTGATCTCCGATTTCTCCCCAGTTTGTATCTATCTTATCCTGTATCTCTTTCTGTCTATTATCATTTACCTCTTTAAGTTGCTGTAAAAGTTTTGTTTGCGATGATACTTTTTGTTCTGCTACAGTTAATAAGTGATCACATTCTTTTCTTGATGATAATGTTTCCTTTACTCTATCTCTCAATAAGAGATTCATTTTTGAGAAGATTTTGATGTCAAGTAAATCCTCAATAACTTCTCTCCTGTGACTTGCTCCGAGTTGCATAAAGGGGACAAAAGTGGATGAACCCAAGATGACGACTTGCGTAAAGGATTTGAAGTTGAGTTTGAGAATCGATCCTTCAAGATACTTCTGAGTATCGTTCGCTGCTGCGTCTTGGTCCACGAGTTTGTTATTTCTGTAGAGTTCAAATACATTTGGTTTAATACCTCGGAATACACGATATTCATCTTTACCAATATTGAATGTAACTTCAACCTTGGTGCCCTTTTCGTTGATACTATTTACTAGTTGACCCCTAGTAATTTTTCTAAAAGGTTTGTTAAATAATCCAAAGCACAAGGCATCCAACATAGTGGATTTACCCGAACCATTTTGTCCTACTATAAGTGTAGACTGACTATCTTGTAGTTCAATTTCAGTCCACTGATCACCAGTGGAAAGAAAGTTCTTCCACCGCAATGTGTCAAATACAATCACTTAGCGTCTTTAGTCTGTGGTATAATGAGTTGGTTCTCTTTAATGATGGCGAATCGATAATCATAATTAACGCAGTTCATAGCGATAATGTCTGGATCAACTTCCATGAGTTCCAGTTCGGACTTACTACCGTTTGCTTCTAACATCAAAGCATATCTTTCTGCATCATCTTCTGACTCGAAAACAGTTACAGTTTTATGCTTAGACTTAGAGTGAACTGCGTAGATTCCTCCAGTGTTTTTTTCAGTAAGTACAAACATTACAGTTCAGATGCCTCGACATACAGTGATCTCATAACAGACTTTACATTAGACTTATCAACTTTAAGTTCTATTTCATCTATGTATGATTCAAGTAATGTCATGGTGTCCTCTGTTTCAAGAGTACTATCCGAACATTCTAGTTCAGCACTTAAGTCTTCGACAATCTTAAGATCTCCGAGACCTATATTTTGGAGTTGCTTGACTGTGTAGTCAAACTTTTGGTAATCACCTTTCTCTTCAACTATAAGTTTTACGAATGATCCTTTGAGGTCTTCTGACTCTGGGATACTAACTCCATTATTATAATACAGTTTATAAAAAATGTCAAAGGGATTCCTATAAAAAGTAGTCTTAAGAGTAGTCGTGTCAAAAACATGAAACCCTCTTTTACATCCGTAGTCATTCCAATATAATTGATAGGGGTTGCCTAGGTAACTGATATTACCTTTAGTAGATTTTTGATGATAGTGTCCACTAAACACTCGTTTAAATTTATTGAAGAACGTTCCATCCATACCACTTTCCATGACATGTCCTGGGTGTGCTTCAAAACCATTGAGTTCTAAGTGACCCATAAGCACAGGTGCTTTAGATCTTTGAACTGCCTCAAATATCTCAGACTTGTTTTCATCACAAATCCAAGGTATCAGTAATAGATCAGTTCCATCATAACTCTTAGTTGTTGGTTTGTCAATGACGTCAAAATTATACTCTTCTAAAAGTTCGTGGGGTGCATTTAACTTTATAGTATTCTTATAGTATATGTCATGATTACCAATCAGCATAGTATGATTCAATCCTAGTTTTCTCAAAGGATCAAACCACATTTCTTTTGCTGCATCTAGTGAATGAAAATTTATGTACCTTCTTCTATCAAAGGCATCGCCAAGACTGATGACTTCCTTTATACCTGATGCTTTGAGAAAAGGTATTACAACTCTACTATAAAATTTTTCATAGTGATTGATGAAGTGTTGATTGTCATTACGGACACCAAAGTGCTGATCCGTAATAAGAAGTATCTTCATGGACGACGAGTTTTTATTTGAATGTTATTCTTAATTGCATTATAGTCTGTATTACCTGATCCGTCAACTGTAAAGATATCAGAGTAACCATACTTGTCAATGATCTTATCTTTTATATCCATCTGTCTTTTTTCTTTAGCAATCCTACGAAGGAAAGCATAGTATACTATTTGAGTAAAATAAGCAAAAGGGTTCTTTGATTTTTCTGGATTGAAGTTTTTTATATATTGTACACAGTTTTCATACCCATCAGCAATCATGTCATCCTTATACATGTAGTTGATAAAGTTGGGTCGGAATGATAAGTGTGTAGCAATTTTGAGGAAACACTCACCTAAGTATTCATCTATCCTAGGTTCAGTCGTACCTGCTTTTTCTGCGTCGGCAACTTTATTTTTATACACTATAATAGACTCCAAAAACCTTTTGTTATCTACATAGTGAGGTTTTCTTTTCTTTGGGGCAGCAGGTTTTTTCTTTCCTTTAGTAGGATCTTTAACCAGTACTTTCCCCTCAGGGTTAGGTTTTTTGCTTGGCATTTAGTTATACTTTCCAATAATCTATTATAGCATTACTTGACAAGGGTGTCAATATAGTGTACAATATGACTGTAAGGAATCAAGGGATTTTCTTAGTCTTATATATCTTCTCAAACATACTTCGGTAATCTTCTATATCACCTACTAATCCCATAGTCTTGTCAGGGTCTATGCGATATCCAGATTCTTTTGAATCTATTGGATCCCCGCCCTCTGCCATAACAAATGCTTGATATAGTAGTTTAATATTTTTGCTCATGGTAGATACACATATGACATCTTTCTCTCTGAGAACATAGAAATCCTCATCAGATAGTTGTTGCCATTTCACAAATCCCATGCCCCTAGCGATTTTCGTTTCACTGATAGGGTTAGTAACAATCTCAACCATTAAAGGATCTTGTAAAAACACAAGAGATTCATTGTGATCCTTAGTGATAACTGCTTTAGCAAGAACTTCGTCTCCACTAACCAGTTTAAAGATCCCAAAAAATTCCTCTTCGTGTTTTATAAAATTAATCATGCTTAAGTTTAACGTCTATGATTTCATAATCAAACTTTTCTTCATTATATACTTTGACTCTTTCCATCAAGTGATTTAACGTGTAGTTATTTCCCCTGTCTGTTGAGATATCATCAGCAATATCATAAAGAACTGCTTTTGATTTATTGTCTCCTTTCCGCAATACTCGTCCAATAGACTGTAAATTACGAATCCGAGATTTAGAAGGACTAGCAAAGATAACATTGTGTAGATTACGAATGTTTATACCTGTACTGAACGTACCATATGATGCAACTATAATAGCATTGTCTGCTTTTTCAGTAAGATTTCTTATGTCTTCCCGATCATCAGTATCAATACCACCATGTACAAGATATACAGGTTGGTCTGTATGACTATTTATGAGATTAAATAAAGGAATCCCATGCCGATC